AGTTGAGGAATCACCTTCTCTAACAACACGTTTCTTCCTTGTTGAAGTGGAAGAATCACCTTCTTGTTGGGTGCTTGGCCATCGTAGTTTTTGATTGTCACGTAACCAATTATTATATACAACATGGTTAGGTTCTAATTCAGGTCTTTCAGAATTAATCAAAAATTCAGACGGTAAGAAACGATGACTCAATAATCTAGTTTTCTCTAATCTAGTTATATTAAATTCCATAACTAAAGGATTATAGCTATCTAAATCTCTAGGAGCAAAAGTATCAAAATGCTTAATAATTAATAACTTAGATTTAGAACATTTAATACATATAGCATCAAAAGAACAACCACAGGAAGATTCTTGAACGACTTGATAGATATCTAGATGTTCATTTCTAAGAAATTCTTCAAAGAATTCTCTATATCTTTCATCAAATTCAAGATCATAGACATGAACACATTTTTGACATTTTCCAAAACAACTACAAATAGACTTAAGATGAGCAGCACACAATTTTTCTAAATTCTTACATTCCAGGGTATGAGTTGAATAAATATACCCTTTTTGACACTTAGTATTACAATAGTGCTTACGAGCTAAATCAAACACATCTTCTATATAAAATGTAGTACAAGATGGACAAGCATGATTAAATAACCTAACTCTATTTACAACAAAAGCTAAAGCAAATAATATAGAAAACAAAACAACTTCAATGGTAACAAATCCTATAACCATAGATAATACATGAAAACCAGTAGGCATATCTAGGGGACTAACACCGAAAAGCCAAAATATAAAAGAAGCAACCTTCATAGAGCAACGAGATACACTATCACATATAGCTAAATATGCATTAAGACCACTTCTGACAGCTGTCGCAAGTAGAGAACCAATAGCAGAAAAAGGATGTCTCTTAAAGTGAGCATACCATTGCATGATATTCCACTTCATGTTTTGAAAGAAGGCTTTAAAACCTTGCTGTCTAGTAAACGGTTCACCTCTTTTCCATTTTTGTCTTGCAGAATAGGGATTATGGTTAAAACTAGGATATTCTTCGTCTTGTCCTTCATCATCCGAATCCCAATGTCTAGATTGGTCACAAAATCGAAATCTGTAATTCTCTGTTGCTGGATCAGCTTCGGGCAGATCATTTTCACTACCAGGTGAATAACGTCTATGATATTCATAATAGGTGAAATCTTCAGGAAAATCACAAAAATGTTCAGAATATATATTGTCAGAAGAATCTAAAATCATTTGATAAATAAATGGATCAGTAATATCACACCAAGACATAGTTCTAAAATCTATAGCTTTAAACATACCCATTACATGTAAATTCTTACCTCTAACCTTATTAATAAAATTATTAAAAATATTTTGATCTAATTCTTGCCAATTTTCTAATAATTGATCCAGATAAATTTGATATTCTACAACATCTTGCTCTTCTTGAGGAGCATGTTGTTTTTCATTGCCAAAATCATTTACATACTGAGCATCCGGCCATTTTAATTTCCTATATGCTTTCATAAAGTTGTATATTTCTTGAGTTTCACCATTTTGTCCTGCATTATAAGGATTACGAGACATTTCATTATGCATAAATTCTGAATGTTTCATGTAATATGCCATCTCAGCACCAGAAACTTCTTGGAAAAACGGACATCCAGATAACTGCTGTTGACTAGATTCAAAATATCTAGTCTTTCGAGAAAGACTTTCCATAATTTTTGTTAAAACTCCTTCAAGATCCAACTTTATTGGATTAGGATGATTATAAACATAACTACGACCGTCCGGCCAATAATTAAATTCCAAATGATCATAAGATCTATCTTTCTTTCCATTAGTAGGAAGGGGTTTTACTTGGATACATTCGACTACCATAAATCTTCTATGAAGAGCATCTACGGATTTTATTGTCTTTGAAGTTTTGGGAAATCTGTTAGCAGAGGCTAACAAAACTTTAGCTTCATAGGCACGACCTTTAGATTGAAGGTCTGCTTGATTAGTGATATGTTTAGAACCACTAATATAGTTGATGTAATTAATATGATCAGAATCATCTGAATTTTGAAAAGCATCATCTACAGTATGAGCTTCTTGGCCATAAAAACCGTCTTGAAATCTCATATCAGCTGATTTATTTTCAGCCCAAACACTCCAATTAGGAATATCCAATTCTTGAATAAAAGTATCATTTTTAGCCCAAGTATGGGTTTCAATGTACTCTGCAAGCAAGGAGGATCCAGCAGAAGTTCTTGACACTAAATCAACCATTAGTTCAGATTTACCAATTCCAGGTACACCTAATAAGCAAACTGCGACGGGTTCTTGTCTTCTTGTATTACCAGATCTAAGATCAGCAATTTTTGCAGCTAATGCTTTATAGCTTGTATTTAAGGAATTAATATCTCTAACGATTGCTTCATGAGATCCAATAGAGTTAGATTTTAATTCTGAGATTCTTTTATTATCTGCCTCAAAACGATTGTAAACTTGAGGGCGAAAGAATTCTTTGGAGTCAATGACCCAAGAAGTTTCGTAATTTAAATAAGCATCTAATAAATAGACAATATCCTCTTTAATCATTTTAGCAGCTTTTGCTTCTGGAGATTCATAAATACCCCATTCTTCCAACATGGATTCGAAGGTCTTTACTAAATCATCAGCAGCATTCATTTCCTTTGTTAACATAGTTAAATTTTGAATATTAACATATTTTAAAGGAGAAGCTTTACCTAAAACTAATGATAAAATACCAATTAATTTTGTTGTCGCTGGGCGAGATGCTTC